TCAAAAAACTATTCCAAAAGGGAAATTTATTCATTTCTTGCCCGATGATTCAATTCAAGGCAAAAAATTCGGCGTTTTTAGGCTTATTAGTAAGGGTAGCTTTAAAGACGAGAGCGGCAAATTAAGAGCTAAAAAAGGCTCGGTTCAATTTATGTACTCGTTTAAAGATAAAACTCAAGCCTTGAATCCTCGCCCTATGTTAGAGCCGGCAACTGATAAAGTTATTACTAAAAGCGGCGAGATTTTCGTACACGAAACAAAATGAAGAATTGAAAAAGAAATGAAAAAAAATTTATAAAGTAAGCGTTAATATTTATTAATCCCGAAATATTAACGCTTTTGGGATTAATAAAATTATGATATTAACAAAAAATGAGTTTTTAAAAGAGTTTGGCTATAAAACGGAACAATCTTTTTATCAACTTATAAGGGATAAAAAGATTATACTCAACTCGGAGGGAATGTTTGACACTTCCGAAAATGAGGCGTTTTGTGCTGATAGAAGAAAAAGACTTGAAAACAAAAAGGATAATAAAAAACAGGTAAAAAAGGGAAAAGCACAAAATCCTCAACAACAACTATTTAGCGAAATAGATGCTTTAAATTCTAAATTAAAAAACGAAGAAAAACAAAAACGGATTCAGCTTTTAGACTTAAAAATAGCTAAAGAACAAGGAACGGTCGTAGAAACAAGCGTTTTAAACGCAATTATAAGAATGACGTTTGACGATATGATGAAATCTTTAACAGAGTTTCCGAGTATTTACGCCTCGGAAATTATCAACCTTGTTCACGCCGAGGAAAACCCGAAAGAAATTCTTGTTGAATATTTAACAAACAAAGTAACGGAATCTATTAAATTAGGGCTTGCAAATGCTAAAAAGGCGGCTCAAAAGTTTTATAAGGAATAAAAATGCTTAATGTTTTACCAAAAGAGGAACAAATAAACTCAATTTTTACAAGCATAGAGCGTTTAATTCCGAGTAATACTTTGTTAAGTTGTCCCGATTGGGCAGAACAACGCCGCTATATGAACTCAAAAATCACAGGGAGGAGCGGGGCTTTTAGTTTTACAAACGCTCCATATTGCCGAGAGATTTGCGATTGTTTTTCAAAAAACAACCCGACTCAAGAAGTTGCAATTATGAAAGGGGTTCAATTAGGCTTAACAACTCCCGTTATAGAAAATACAATCGGTTACAATATGGATATTAACCCGTCGCCGATGATGTTTGTTTTCCCGAATAAAGACGAATGTAAATCTTATAAAAATACAAAAATCGAAAAATTAATTGATAATTCAGATTTACGCTCAAAAATTGTAGCAGAAACCGAAAATCGAAATACAAGAAGAACAGGGGACACAACTTTTTTAATTGAGTTTGCCGGAGGTTTTTTAAAACTTGCATCGGCGGGGAACGCTAAAGAGTTACGTTCGACGGCAATAAAAATATTATTTTTAGATGAACTCGACGCTTATGTTGAAATGTTAAAAAATGAGGGTTCGCCCGTTGAAATTGCAGTAAAAAGAACGGACTCTTATATTTTAATAGGTCGAAAAATATGTTATAACTCAACTCCTTTGTTAGCTCATAAAAGTAAAATTTTCGAGTATTACAAAAAGGGCGACCAAAGAAAATTTTATGTTCCTTGTCCTATTTGCGGCGAAATGCAAGAACTCGTATTTTATAAAGAGGACGGCGGGCTTTATGGCGATGATAAAGCCTTAATCAAAGGCGAAACACGAACTAAACCGTTTGGGCTTTTATTCGACATAGCGGAATGTAAAGAGGGTAATTTTGAGAGCGTTCGTTATCGTTGCATGCATTGTGGTAACGATTTCAAAGATTATCATAAACAAGTAATTCTACAAAAGGGCGAATGGAGGGCAACGGCAAAAGCCAAAGTTCCGAACTATCGTTCTTATCATATTTCGGCTCTCTATTCTTTAACGAAGCCGTGGAGGAATATCGTTCTTGATTTTATCGAAGCGGGTAGCGACCCGAAAAAACTTCAATCTTTTTACAACCTTGATTTAGGTTTGCCGTTTGAAGATAGAACGGGCGGGGTTGAATATCAAACCGTCCACCGCTTAAAAGACGATTCAAAAAATAATATAGTCCCAAAAGAGGCTTTATTTTTAACTTGCGTTGCTGACGTTCAAAGGGACAGGATAGAATGCGAGATTAAGGCTTGGGGCGACCGATTAAGATGTTGGGGGATAGACCATAGAGTTTTAAGAGGCAACACTTCCGACAAATACGACCAATGTTGGAAAGATTTTGTTTCGATTAAAGATGAATATTTTGTAACAAACGAGGATAAACCCGAAGAGGACAAAAGGCAAGTCGATTTAATGTTGGTTGACTCCGGCGACGGGGAAAATACGGACGTTATTTATGATGTTTGCGAAACTTTTGGCGACGGCTTAATAATGCCGCTTAAAGGGCTTGCAACTACAACAAGAACGAAAGAAAAATTTAAAATTACGGAATTACCGAATTATGAAAACTTATCTCTCGTCGAGGTGTATGTTGATTTATATAAAAACTCCCTCGCTCGCTATTTGGCTCAAGAGGAACGAATAGACGGGGTGTATCCGGATAATTGGTTCAGTTTTGCGAGAGGCTACTCGGACGAATACTTTAGGCAATTAACAACGGAAAAAAGGGTTAAAGTTGTTACGCCGTCGGGTATTGTTCGGATTAAGTGGGAAGCTCACGGGCGAAATGAGGCTTGGGACTTAAATGTTTATTCTTTACTTGCGATAGATGTAATTCTTTTACAATACTCAATACTTTATTTAGGGTATGAAACGGCAAACCCTCGAGAGGTTATAGAGTATGTAAAAACCATAAGGGGGATTAAATGACGTTTACAAAAGCAGAAATAAAAGAAAATTTGACAATATTAAAAGAGGCTTACAAAAGAGCCGTCGAATCGGGCGGAGTCGTAAGTTATTCTATTAACTCGGGGCAAGGGACAACAAGTGTAACTCAAGCCTCGTTAAGTCAAATAAGAGCAGAAATCGAGCATTTTAATCAGCTTTTACAAGAAATTACAATGTTTGAGGACGGCTCGCATATTGCGGCAATAAGGGGAGCGGGTTTATTATGAATATATTTGAAAAACTGTTTGCTAAAAAGGAACAAAAACGCTCCGAGCCTTTTGGTTATATTTTGCCCGTTGGTTCGGCGTGGGGTATAACTTACGACGGCGAACTTGAGCCGGGGGCGTTAAGTCAAGAGTATATTTACGACGTTGATTATTACGATATGGCTCGTCGAGCTTATACTTTAGTCGAGATTAACGAGTTCGCAAAAATTCTCGTTCGTAGGCTGACGGAGTTTACAATCGGGCAAGGTTTAAGGCTACACCCTCAACCAATGAGGAGGCTCTTAAAAAAATTATTTAAAATTGATTTACCCGAGGATTTTTCAAAATCGATTCAAGATTTTTGGCATCTAATCGAGGACGATAAAAATATCTCGAAAACAAAAAATAAAAATTTACACGCTTTGGCGGAATTAGCTTTTTATAACGCTTTAATTGCGGGCGATTGCTTGATAATTAAAAGGGTTATAAAAGGAAATCTCGAGTACGAAGTTATAAACGGTTTGAGTGTTATATCGAGTAAAAGCTACGCCGAGGGAACAAAAAACCGAATTATTGACGGGGTGGAGCTTGATAATAACGACGTTCCGGTTGCTTATTATGTACTTAATAAAGACGACTCGGAAGTTCGGATTCCGGCAAGGGATTCTAAAGGGCGATTAATTGCTTGGTTGCTTCCGGTTGGTTCTAAATCGGCAAACTCGCCTCGATGTCATTCAGATTTCGGGGCAATAATGCAAAAAATACATAAGGTCGGAAGTTACACAAATTCCGAAGTTATGGCGGCGGAAGCTAATTCAAAATTTGCGGTTGTAATTGAGCAAGAAAAAGAATCAAGCGGGTTAAATCCTATTGGCAAAATTCCGAATCTTGCCCGAGGGTTAAAAGAACAAATTGTTTCTAATCAAGCCGAGCCGGCTACAAGCCCCGCCGAAATGAGTAAATTTAAAAATAGTTTAAAAAATATTGCTTCGGCGTTATCGATTTTTATGCCAAAGGGGCAAAAATTAAGCTCATTTGACACAAAACGACCGAATGTTAATTTTACTCAATTTTTAGACGGTACAATGAAATATTTAACGGCTTCGTGGGGTATCCCGTTCGAGGTTGCGTTAATGTTATTTTCAAACAATTTTTCAGCATCGAGAGCTTCGCTTAAAATGTTTGAGGTAATTCTCGAGCATAGGCGTAAAACAACAATAAACGATTATTTTTATCAACCTATTTACGAGCA